AAGTTGGTTTTGCAGCACCAGATTTTGATTGTTGACCTGGATCTGCTTTCTTTTTTCTTCTTGATGCAGAGAGTCTTTCTGCCTTTGTCATACTTGCTCTCTTTGAAGAAGATACACATTTCGGTGTTCCTTCACCTGGTTCATCACTAGCACAAGTTCCACCTGTGACTACATTGACCCAACCACCTTTTCCATCTTTGGATTTAGAACCCTTGAACCATTTATGTAGAGAACCTTCAGACATCCCGCCACCATTTCCTCCACCATTTCCATTGCCACCGCCATTACCATTACCACCATTGCCATTACCATTACCACCATTGCCATTACCATTTCCATTTTTCTTTTTACCATTATCATCATCATCTTTTTCATGACGTAAATATCCACCATAACCAATGCGATAACCCTTTGGAATTGGTTTACACTTTTCTTCGGTATAGCAATAATAGTATCCAGATTTACACTTTTTCATTATTATGAGTAGATTCCTCCTTATTATTTAGAATTCCTTGTTTCAACATTTTTGATAATTCTGATGTTGATCCAACAAATAGTGCATTATTTGTTACATTATTCGTAGTTTTATTCTTATCTTCTTCTACTTCTTTCACTTTTTTCTGCAAATCCATTAATTTATCAGTAGTATCTGCAACAGATTTAATTAGTTGACCTGCAACTTCATATGCTCTAGGACTTGCAGTTTCTCCAGCAACCTCCATTATACCATTAATTGCTTCTTGACCCTTTTCTATTAAGGAATATAAATTACCCCTAGTATAATCATAATCTTTCCCTATATCTTGACCTTCAACCTTTTTAAGTTCATTCTTCTTTTTAGAAACAACATCCTCTGGTGTTGGGATAATTTCAGACTTTACATTTAAAGCATTGTCGATAGGATCATAGTTATTCATTAGATATCAATTTGCCTTGTAGGACTATAAGATTTGGAGTCTGAGAAAATTGCTGTGGTTTCATTAAATCCAAAGTCATCATCAGGACCTGCATCAACAGGATCTGGAGTGACCGTGTATCTCATTTCACGTTTTGTATTTTGAGTATCTGTGTTTGCAGCAAAATCAACTTGAACTTTTTTGATAAGTCCCTCAGAAGATTCAGCAACAGGTCCAAACAGATAAGTTTTTGCAGTAAAACCAAGAGTATATATTAATGCTCTTCGAGTAGAAAAATCACCCTCATAGTCATCTTGAAAATTAATACTATCTAAAACTATTGGTATATCTCTTTTCTCCCCAATTGATTTCACTAAGTCTACAGTTAAATTGAATGATGGTTGAAAGTATGGTAAAATTTGTTCAATAATCTGTAAAGCATCATCATTTAACTTAGCAAGAATATTTAATTCAAATCCTATATTATAAGGAACGGGCATAAAAACTTTTTTTATATTGTTTCCATCAGATGCTTTAAATGTTTGAGTAATTCCAGTTTTTCTTGAAGAATCATAATTTATACTGTTCATTTCAAATGACATCCGAGGAAGAGTAATTCCAACTGGTTTATTTAAGTCTGCCTGTTGCTCAAGTCTTGCAAGAAATTTTTGTGAAGGACCATATGCCAACGGAACTTTTAATTCACTATAAGTATTACCTGCACTATCATCATGACGAATACTAATAGCATTAAATAATGTACCAAAAGAAACAATTGTCTTTCTAACTATTTCGTGGTAGTAATAAGTTCCTAACATTAAAATGTACCAAATGGGTTTCCTTCTGAGAAATCAATAATAGCATCTGCTTCTGTTTCGATTTCCTCACCTTTATCATATTTATCAGCAAATTCTGCTGATTCTACAAAATCAACAGTATATTGAGCATTTGATTCAGATCCAATGATAACATCACCTGCTACAAATGTACCACTAGTTGTACCTAATTTTAATACATTTGCAGTTACATTCCAAGATTTGACTCTTGCTTTTGCATTAGATATAGATCCAGTTACAAGTTCATTAAATTGATATGTTCCAATTCCTGTCAACACAGGTGGAGGAGAGACTGTTGCAATTCCTGTTCCAGATGTGTAACCAATACCCGCATCAGATATAAGAACTTTCTCAACAAAATTCTCTGTGTTGTTGATTAAAATTCTACCTGTAGCAGTTCCCACTCCAGATGTAGGAGTGTTAAAGAATAATGTAGGTGCAGTAGGATATCCACTACCACTTGATGCAATACTTACATTTCCGATACCAGCACTATCTGTAACCAGTGTTGCTGTTGCTGCAGCACCGACACCATATGTTGTTGATCCAACTCCTAATATTGTGGATGCAGTACTGACAATTGTTACAGTTGGTGTGGTAGTATATCCAGATCCTGTATTAGTTAACAATATTTCTTTAACAGAATTTACACCATTTATTGATGTTGTAATTGCCACAGCAGTTGCATTTACTCCTCCTGCAGGTGCAGTACTAATAGAAACAGTAGGAATTTTATCATAATCATATCCATCATCATTCAAGAATATGTTTCGAATATATCCAGATGTTGTTGTTACCCCTAACGTTGATGTTGAACCAACTGATATGAGTTTCAGTGATGTAATATATCCTTGATCAACTAGAGCATCATCAATCTCATCTGTTGTCGTACTGAGTTGATCCCATCCACCCACTTCGTCTTCAAGTTCGAATAGTTCACACCTAAGTTCATACACATAATTTTTACCTAATTGATAAAATGGTTTCTCATGTTCTACAAATTTAATCTCAAAAAGTCTACTACCTAGAGGGAAAAATATTAAATCACCTTCACTTGGTCTACTAGTGACTTCTATCTCACCATCTGGTAAATCAACAAGAAATGGTGAAATGAAATCCTCAAATCTTTCTTTTGATATTGTAACTATAAGTTCATCTTTTAAACTCATACCAAACTTAGTCATAATATCACCTGCACCACCATATCCATCAAAAGTGTTTACGTATGCCTCAATTGAAAAATTATCACCGAATCTTGATGATTGTACCTCAGTAAAAATATTATCTTTTTTAATAATTCTTCGAGGTAAATATTTTACTTCGACACCATAAATTCTTAGTTGTTCATTAATTAAATCTTGAACAAGTCTTTGCTCACTTTGTGATCCTTGTAGAAAAAACGGATTTAAAGGCATTTTCTCACTATCCTATGAAATCTAGAGGTGGTAACTCATATTCGGAGATGAGTCTTTCTCTAATACTTTCTAGTTCTCTCTCAGCATCATCGTATATTTGCCTTCCATTCATTTCTAAACCACCTGGCAATTTAACACCTTGGAACTTAATTAAATTTTGTCCCCATTGTCTTTTTATTAATGATGTAAGATATAGTTTTAAGAAACTATCGTTGTAAACACCAGTAAAATTATCAGGATCTAAAATTCTATCACACTGAATTACTAAATAAGTTCCTGCTTCTTGTGCTTTCCAATCAATATCTAAATATAATCTATTCTGCCTCTTATTAAATCTTATTTGTTTATCTGTTGTTAATAAATGATCAATATCTTCAAGAAATGTTTTTGTCATTGCATATTGCAATAAATTAACAGAATTAAAATAATACAAATCATTTAAAAATAACTGATATTTAATACTAAACATTCCACCAGATATTGAACTTGTATCAAATTTAAATATTCTATCAATTCCAACAACTGAATCTGGTACTTGTATAAAGTTTGATGTTTCGTAAAAATTAGAGGTAACCGTTCCTAAACCACTCACACCCGTAGAATTTCCAGTGGTAGTAACAATTCCAACACCCGATGTTCCTGATGCTGATCCACGATCTATATCTTCTTGAGTTAATTCATATTTAAGATACATTCTTTCAATACCATCAAAATGTCTCTCATTAAATAATTGAAGAGCATCATCAATTAAATCATCTGCTTGATCATCATCTACGTTAATTTCTAATACTGGTGCACCTAATTTGCGAAAACAGTAATCAATTAATTCTTGTCTAGTGCTTGGTTTAGCCATCAGAATGAGCCTCCATCTATAATTCCTGCGGTTAGTGTTCCGTCAACAAAAACATCATTAGTAAAAGTTGCTATTGCACCAAAGGTAGAAATACCAGCAGTTATCATTAAACCACCATCAGATATTCTAA